AATAAATCAACTTGAGAAAGTTCCCAATTTCTTACAGCTTTCCAAGCGTAATAATTACCAGTCAGACTTGGACATCCAATTCCAGTTTTGACTTGAGTTAAACACATAGAACCTGGACCAATTAAATGCCTAAATCCATCTGCTTTAAGATTAGCTAGCCTATAAACACTTTCTTTTGTTAAAGTATTACCTACTATAACATCTTGAGAAAATCCAGAAGTTTTATACCATCTAAGAAAATCTTCTACATTCTTAGCTAAACCATTAGCAGTATCTAAAAAATAAAGATTAGTAAATGTGCTAGTAGCTCTAATTCTTTCTTCTGCATCTTTAAGACCAATTGCTGTGACACAGAAATCGCTTTCATCTTTAATAATTCTAGCTTTAGCTCTTTGATCATCAACAGACATGAACCTATGCAAAACTCCAGCTGCACCAAGTTTATTCATCTTAATACATGATTTAACAGAAGATACTGTATCCATTGGAGAAAGTACGATTGGAATCTTAATGCTACAATTTCTTGAAATTTTAGTAGTTGTATCTACTTCTTTTCTGGAAGTGATATCTGAAAAATTTGGGAGCAACGAAATATCATCGTAACTTAACGCTTCTTTGAATTCTTGTTTTTGCATTTATTTATATTAAACTATTCTTTATAAACAATCAAGAAAATAATTGACTTAAAAATAAAAAAGATTTAATATATAACCTTATGCTTCAAACAATTATATGCATAGCAATAGGAGTTGGAATAGCGATAAAGTGGCATTTTTTTCAAAATGAATAATAGAATATCATTTATTGAAGCTGCAATTGAAACCGCTAAAATTTGGTCAAGTAGATCAGAAGATCCACATAAAAAAGTTGGAGTATGCATTTTGAATAAGGATGGAAGGGTATTATCTGTAGGTTATAATGGATTATTGCCCAAATTTAATATTAATGAAGACTTCTTTAGTGACAGAGATAACAGAAGGAAATACATGATCCATGCCGAAATTAACGCTTTATCTTTAGTTAAAAGAGGAGATCAACCACATTTACTAGCTTCTACTTTATTACCTTGTTCAAATTGTGCTACTAATATTGTTGCATATGGAGTTAAAAGTGTGGTATACTCAGAAGAATATGAAAAGGATTCTACAGCCAAAGAAATATTTAAATTTTACAATATAGAATTAATTAAAATATGAAATATATAATACTATTATCATTTATAGCAAATTTTGCAATAGCTCAATCTGGAGCTGTATATGAAACTTATAAAACTAGAAACGGTGGAACAAACGAATCTCATGGAACAATTTTTAATAAACCATTTCAAGAATATAATTATGTTAAAACCGCTAGAGGAATAGAAATATACGAAACATATAAAACTGGTGGTGGAAATGGAACCAATCAATCTCATGGAACGATTTTTAATAAACCATTTCCAGAATATTATATAGTTGGAAATAATATTTACAAAACTTACAAAACTACAAGCGCATCAACAAATCAATCTCATGGAACTATATTTTCTCAACCTTTTCAATCAAAAGATATTAAACCAGATAGTTTAAAACAAAACGTTAAAACTCAAATAGAAGTACGGAACAGTTATTCAAAAAATAGTGGTCCAACTTATGATGGAGAAACGTATAATTCTGGAAATGGAGAATAAAATGATAGGATTGACAGGTGTAGCAAGATCTGGAAAAGATACTTTTTATTCTATATTAAAAAAATATTTAGAAGAAAAGAATATTAAATGCGAAAGAATTGCGTTAGCCGACAATCTAAAAATTGAATTAGGAGATTTTACTAAAGAAAAATTTAAAATTGATTTAAACAAATGCGATGGCAAAGAAAAAGAATTAATAAGACCATTAATGGTTGCTTATGGTAAATGTAGACGAGTCCAAACAGAGGGAAAATATTGGACTTCTCAATTAGAATCTAAGATTAGAGAATTATCTCAAAAAAACATAATTCCAATAGTAACTGATATTAGATATATAGAATACAAGGATGATGAATACTCTTGGTTAAAGTCTAACGATGGAATTTTAATACATATTTCAAGAAAACTAGATGATGGAACACTTATTCCACCAGCTAATATAGAAGAAAAATCTAATGACAATAAACTGAAAGCTGTATCTGATATAAGTATAGTTTGGGAAACTTGTCAAGACGTTAATTTCTTATATGAATTAATGCAAAAACAATTAAAAAATATTTATGAAAAATATTTACAAAATAAAAAATAATATGAATATAATAACAGACGACATTACTTTAGTAAAGAATATAAAAGAAAAGAACGATGAAGAAGCATTAAAAGCTTTAATTCAAAAACATTCTGCTCTTTGTAATTCTTTATATAAAAAATACTCTAGTCCTATGATTGCATCTGGAGTTCATCTTCAAGATGTAATAGATCAAAAAGACTATATAGTATATAAATCTGCATTAAGTTTTGATGAGAATAAAAATTCCAAATTTTCAACTTGGTTATATAATCAAGTAAGATACCAATGTCTTAATTGTATGAATGAAAATAGTCATTATTTAACTCTTGAAACTGATAAATTAAACTATTTAATAGAAAAAAATACGCCAGTTCAAAAAGAATATAAAAATATTAATGAATATATTATGAATATTATTGAATCTTGTTCAGACGAAAGAATACAAAAGATATTTAAAATGCGATATTTAAATGATTCTAATAAAAAAATGCCTTGGAACAAGATAGCTAAAAAATTAAAAATAAGTACTCAAACCGCTATCAATATTCATAATAAAGCTATTAAATTATTAAAAACTAAAGTTGAAAGTAAAAATTCTTTTGACAAAATATAATAAAAGATATACAATATAAAAATGAATAATACAAATCAAAATACAAATAAGAACCAAAATGAGCTAGGCGCACTTTGGAAAAAGAAGAGTAAAGCAGGAATGTCATTCCTATCTGGTTATATTAATGACCATGATGGCCAAAGAATTGATGTTGTAGTTTTTGCTAATAGCAAAAAGACAAATGAAAAGGCTCCAGATTATAGATTATATGTATCTAAGCCTTTAGACAATCAAAACAAGACTGCAGCTTCTGCACCAGCAGCTAAAACTGCTCCAGTAAAAAAAGCTCAACCAATTGTTGAAGAGGATGAAGATGACATCCTATGAGTTTAACTCTTAACTTACCAATAAATTCAGTAAGTTTTGGTCAGATATCTACATTAGTTCTTAGAGAACTATATAATTCTAAAACTAATGTAGGTATTTTACCTATTGGTAATATTGATCTATCAACTCAATCAGATTTAACTCAAGAATTTAATACTTGGCTACAGGAATCGATCAATAATTCATTAGAATCATTTAATAGAAAGAATAAATTATTTAAACTATGGCATCTTAATGGTTCATTTGAAAGTTATTCTAACGAACAAATTCTACTTAGTTTTTATGAACTAGATCAACCAACTAAAGTAGAGCTAAATACTGTAAAAAATAATAATAAAGTACTTTTTTCTTGCAGACAAACAGTAGAAATATTTAAAAATCTTGGATGTAAAAATGTTGAGTATATTCCATTAGCATTTGATAAATATAATTTTAATAAAACAGATAAGTCTTACTTTATTGATGATAGAATAGTTTTTAATTTAGTTGGGAAACTAGAGAAAAGAAAACACCATTTAAAATTAATTAAACTTTGGGCTAAAAAATTTGGTAATAATAAAAAATACGCTTTACAATGTTCCATTTTTAATCCATTTATGAAACCAGAGGATCAAAATAATCTTATTTCTCAATGTTTAGAAAGTAAAACTTATTTTAATATTAACTTCTTACCATTTATGGGGCAAAATAAAATTTACAATGATTTTTTAAATAGTGCTAATATCGTATTAGGAATGAGTGGTGCAGAAGGATGGGGATTACCAGAATTTCATTCTGTAGCTATGGGTAAACATTCAGTAATAATGGATGCGCATGGATATAAATCTTGGGCTAATGAAAATAATAGTGTTCTAGTAGAACCTAATTCTAAAATAGAATCTTATGATGGAGTCTTTTTTAATAAAGGCTTACCATATAATCAAGGCAATATCTATGATTTTGATGAAGATAATTTTATTTCAGCTTGTGAATTAGCAATAAAAAGAGTAGAGACTAATAAAGTTAATAAAGAAGGTTTAAAATTGCAACAAGAATTTACTTCAGAGAAATTAACAGAAAACATTCTATCTTATTTAAAATAAATGCCACTATATACATATATACATCCAGAAACTGAAGAAACAATAGATATTGTACAATCAGTACATGACGATCATGTATATATTGATAAAAAAGGAATAGAATGGAGAAGAGTCTTTACAGTTCCAGAAGTTAATACTCATGGTAAATTAAAAGCCGAAACTACTGATAAACAATTTTCTGAATATGTTAAAAATCAAAAAGGTACTGTTGGAGATCTTTGGGATAGAAGTTCTGAACTTTCTGAAAAAAGAAAAAAAGTTTATGGACAAGACCCAGTTAAAAAGAAATATTATGAAAATTGGAGTAAAAAAAGAAAAGGTCGCGTACACCCTAAAAGTCATTTAGAGTAAATTGTTTATAACTTTTTAAAATTTTCTTTCCTTATTTTAAAAAAGAATGTAATATAGTTTTTGTACTAGTTACATTATGAATAAAAATACGAATGTTAAAAAAAGAAATGGTTCAACTGAAAAGTTTAATATAGAAAAAATAAACAAAGTAATTAACTGGGCGATTGATGGTTATAGTGGAGTTAGTTTAACTGATATTGAAATTAATGCCAAAATCAATATTCATGATGGAATTAATACTAAAGAAATTCATAATCTTTTAATTGAAAGTGCGGCTAATTTAATTTCGATTGAAAAACCAAATTATCAATATGTAGCAGCCAGACTATTAAATTACCAACTCAGAAAAGATGTTTGGAAGGGTAAACATGCTCCTAGATTATCAGAATTTTTGAATCAAAACATTAAAAATAAAGTTTATGATTCAAGTATTTTAAGTCACTACTCAGAAGATGAGATAAATAAAATTGGAGAATTTATTGACCACGACAGAGATTTTATTTTTACTTACGCTGGGATTAAACAACTTTGTGATAAATATTTAATCAAAAATAGAACTACTGGAGAAATTCATGAAACTCCACAATTTGCTTATATTTTAATTTCAGCTTATGCTTTCGCAAAATACCCAACAGAAACAAGGCTTTCATATGTAAGAAAATTTTATGATGCTATTAGTAAACATAAAATTAATCTCCCAACTCCAGTAATGGCAGGAGTAAGAACATCTAGCAGAAATTATGCTAGTTGTTGTTTAATTGGAGTAGACGATACAAAAGACAGTATTACAGCTAGTGCTACTGCTGTAAGCATGGCTACCGCTAATAGATGCGGAATCGGAATTGATGTAAGTAAAATTAGAGCTATTGGATCTTCTATTAAAAATGGTGAAGTTGTGCATACTGGTTTAATTCCATTTTTAAAAATCTATGAAAGCAGCGTAAAAGCATGGCAACAGAATGGATTAAGAGGTGGTAGCGCAACCTGCAATATTCAATGGTGGCACTATGAAATTGAAGATATTGTTGTATTGAAAAATAATGCAGGAACAGATGACAATAGAGTTCGCAAACTTGACTATACAGTTGGTATGAGCAAGTTATTTTATGACAGAATATTAAAAGATGAAGATATTACTCTATTTAATAATGCAGAAGTTCCAGAGCTTTATGAGGCATGGGGAACAAAAGATTTCGATAAAGTATATAAAGAATGTGAATCTAAAAAATTAAAATTAAAAAAGAAAATGTCTGCTCGTAAACTATTCTCTCTTATTATTAAAGAAAGAGTTGAAACTGGTAGAATTTATATTTTAAATGTAGATCATGCAAACAATCACGGAGCATGGTTAGATAAAGTCACAATGAGTAATCTTTGCACAGAAGTTATTCATCCTACTATTCCATTAAATGATTATCACGATAAAGAGGGTGAAATCGGAATGTGTATTCTTTCAGCGGTAAATATGCTAGAAATAAAAAACTGGCAAGATCTTGAGAAGACCTGCGATCTTATCGTAAGATTTCTAGACGAAATCATTGAGCTTCAAGATTATTTTAATATTGCTGCTGAAAATTTTGCTAAAAAAAGAAGAAGCCTTGGAGTTGGAATTACAAATCTCGCAGCTTTCTTGGCGAAAAATGAATTAAAATACAGTTCAGATAAATCACTAACTGTAGTTGATGAATGGATGGAACATTTTCAATATTATCTATTAAAGAGTAGCCTTGAATTAGCTAAAGAAAAGGGCAAGTGCGATAAGTTTGATAGAACCAAATATTCAAAAGGTATACTACCTATTGATACATACAAAGATAAAATAGACGAATTAGTTAAAAGAAAATTATCTCTTGATTGGGATAAACTAAGAAAAGATATTAAAGAATTTGGTTTGAGGCATTCTACATTATCTTCTTGTATGCCATGCGAAAGTAGTTCAGTAATTCAATGCTCAACAAATGGAGTTGAACCTATTCGTAGTCTTATAACATATAAAACTAGCAAAATGGGCAAACTTCCAGTTATGGTTCCAGGAATTGGGAAATATGACAAGAATTATGAATTAGCTTATGATTTAAAAGATAATACTGGATTACTTAAAATTAATGCAGTTATTCAAAAATATATTGACATGGCTATATCAACTAATGTATACTACAACTATAGTCATTATGAAAACAATATTCTTCCAGATGCAAAGGTTATGAAAGAGCTTATTTATGCTTATAGCCTTGGATTAATTAGTCTATATTATAATAATACAGATGATGGTGATAAAGAACAGTCTTTAAATCAAAAAGAAGATAGAGATTGTTCAAGCGGTGCGTGTAAACTATAGTCCATGAAAACAGTTTTAAATTTTAAAAATATAGATACTACCAAACAACCTCTTTTTCTTGGAGAAGATCTTAATCTTCAAAGATATGATCGTTTTAAATATCCAATATTTTTTGAATTGTTTAAAAAGCAAAATGAAAATTTTTGGTGGCCTCACGAAATAGCACTAGGAAAAGATAGAAGCGATTATAAAAATTTAACTGATACAGAAAGATTTGTATTCGATAGCAATTTAAGGTTCCAAACTCTTGGAGATAGTATGCTTTCTCGTAGTATTCATTCCTTGAAAGATTATGTCAGTAATCCAGAACTTGAAATTTGCATGAATACTTGGGCGCAATTTGAAGGTATCCATAGCTATTCTTATTCTTATCTTTTGAATAATGTATATCCAGATGCTACTAAATTCTTTGATAGCATTATGGAAGATAAAGAAATTACAAGCCGTGCTGAATTGATTAGAAATAATTTTGACAAGATTCTTGGAGATGACGAAAAGAAAGATCCTAAACAAAAGATTTTTGACGCTATTCTTTCTATTAATGTAATGGAAGGACTTGTATTTTATGTTTCATTTGCTTGTTCTTTTTATTTTGGATATAGAGGTAAGATGGAAGGTAACTCTAAAATTATTAAATTCATTCAGCGAGATGAAGCGTTACATTTTGCAGTTAGTCAAAATTTACTTAAAATCTTAAGAGAAGAAGATAAGGAAGGCTTCACTAACATAGTCAAAAAAAGTGAAGATAAAATTTACGCTTTTTACGAACAAGCAGCGAAAAATGAAAGCGAATGGTCTAAATATTTATTTAGTAATGGTAGTTTACTTGGATTAAATGCTGAAGTATTAGATGGTTATTCTAAATGGTTATGTGATTCTAGGCTAAGAAGCCTTGGCTATAAGAAAATATTCAATCAAAAAGACAATCCTATTGCTGGATGGCATGATAGTTATCTTGACAGTAGTAAAGTTCAAGTAGCACCTCAAGAAACAGAGATCTCTAGCTATAAAGTTGGAGCTAGGAAAACTGATATATCTGATGATGATTTTGGTGATTTAAAGCTATAATATCTATATAATTAATGTGTAATTATCTATGTGAATTTAGATATTACATTGTTATTTAACCTTATTTTAGGCGCACTATCTTTTTTAGGTGGATGGTTATTTACTAGAGTATTTTCGCTTTTTGATAAGCAAGAAAGCCTTATGAAAGAAATTAATGACAAAACTTTTAGTGATTTCATAACTTTAAGAAAAGAAATGGAAGCAGAAGGGAGAAAACATCAACAAGAAATATCTGATTTAGCTTTAAAAATTAGCACAACTTATGTCACTAAAGAGTCTTTTGATGATTATTTCGACAGAATTGAAAAGAAACTAGATCGTAATTTTGATATTATACAGCAACACTTAATTAACAAAAAATAATCTTTACATTACTTTAATATATAAGTAATATATTATTGATGGTTAATTATGTAGATATCATATTTGGTTTAGCTTGGGGTGATGAAGGTAAGGGTAAAATAAGTAATGCTATTAGTAAAAATTATGATATTGTTTGTCGTTGGAATGGTGGTCCTAATGCAGGTCATACAGTTTATCTCAATGATAAAAAATATAAAACTCATATTATTCCTTGTGGAGTTTTCCAAAATAAACTTAGCGTCATTGGTCCAAATTGCGTTATCAATATTGACAAATTTTTTGATGAAATAGATTATCTTAAAAAAGAAGGATTTGATAAATCATTAATCAAGGTTAGTCCAAAGGCTCATGTAATTACTGAAAGACATATTCAATATGATCTTAAATTTTTAAAACCTAAACTTGGAACAACTGGTCAAGGTATTGCTCCATGTTACGCAGATAAAGCATTAAGAGTCGGCAAACTTGCAAAAGATTACTTGGACAAAGAATATATTTGGGATGGTGAATTGTACGGCAATATTCTTTGCGAGGGTGCGCAAAGTTTTTGGTTAGATTTAAATTATGGAGATTATCCATATGTTACAAGCAGTGAAACACTACCTTATTCTGCTTGCTCTTTAGGATTTAGTCCTAAAAAAATTAGAGATATTATTGGAGTAGCGAAAATTTACGACACCAAAAGTGGAGTAGATCCTTTGTTTCCAGAAACTCTTTGGCAAGATGATGAATTAAATATGGTTATAGAAATTGGTCAAGAATTTGGATCAACTACTGGTAGAAAAAGAATAGTTAATTGGCTTAATTTAAATAAATTAATTGATGCAGTTAAGATTTCTGGAGTAACAAAACTTATTATTAATAAGTGTGATATTCTTGATAAAATTCATACTTATAAATTACATCAAAATAATAGTTTATATAAATTTAATACATTACAATCTATGCAATCTTTTATAAAATCTTATATAACTCATAATAATAATGATTATATAGATGTGATTTTTTCTGGTGATAAGTCTTCAATATGATTTAATAGTGTAAACTATTATGTGAGTAATTTAAGTGAATCGTTAGCTATTTGTTCTGAATTCGCAGAAGAGTATGGAATTGATTCAAACGATAATAATAAAATTATAGTTTACATGAAAAGCGAATATATTAATGAATTAAAAAATATGCTTGAAAACAAAAATTATAAATTAAAATCTTTTCAAGTATATGGCGATGAAGCAATAGTATATTTTGTTCCTAAAAAAAGAAAATAAGAGCCAGAAATCGGATTTGAACCGATGACCTACGGTTTACAAAACCGTTGCACTACCGCTGTGCTATTCTGGCTTAATTAAAAGTGGTGAATGTTGAGGAATATCTAAAATATTTTCGCTATTCTTCATTTGCTCTAGTTTAGCTGTTCGTTCTCTTAATTCACTAGAAGAATAAATATGATTACGCTTATGATAATGAAGTTCAATTCCATTTTTAATACAATAATCTTTGCCAGTAAAATCTCTATTTAAGTATTCTTCACTTAAGAATCTTATATCTATTTTTTGAGTCATTATTAATTGAAGCAAGTCAAACTCTGTGCTGTAAACTAATATCTCATCAACATACTTGCAACCTTGTAATTGAACATATCTTTCATATATACTTTGAATTGGTTTATTTTTAATTCCTGGCCTATCAATAGTTGGATCTACTTGTAAAGCAACTTTTAAATAATCACACAAATCTTTTTCCATTCTCAACATTGTTACATGACCAGCATGAAGAAGGTCGAAACTACTACAATTAAAGCCTATTTTCATAATATATTATATTGACTTTCTTATAAAATTTATATAATATATTAATATGAGATTACTGTTATCATATATTTTATATTTTATTGGTGATATTATTAGCATAACACTAATGTCTTATGGATTTGGATTTAAAATTTATAATAAAGTAATGCTATGGAGCGTGGATTTAGATAATGAAGGAAAAATTTGGAAACACATTAAACCTAAAAGGAAAAAGAAAAATGTTAAAAAAAATTCTAGAATTCATTGATGGAGTATTTGAAGAAGAAAAAGAACAGCCAGTATTAGGCACTCTTTATAAGATTAAAGGCGAAGTCTTGCCATTTAGATATATCAGATTTACTAACGAAGTTTACTCAAATAAACCAATATATCACTTTAAACATCATCAACTAAAAGAATATAAATTCAATAATCTTTCTAAAGTTGAAAGAAGAGCTAATAAAGAAGAGGTAAGAATATATAATCTAATAAAAGATCATGTAAATGAAGTCGCAGAGAATAAAGATTAATTTTTTGCCTAGTAACTCAACGGTAGAGTGTTTCCCTGTTAAGGAAGTGGTTCTAGGTTCAAATCCTAGCTAGGCAGATGGAACGATGGCTGAGTGGTCTAAAGCAGAAGTTTACTAAACTTCCGATGGTTTAATATCATCCGTAGGTTCGAATCCTACTCGTTCCGAAATTTTATATTTCCTAATAAAAATACCAAATATATTATAAATTAAAATATTTAAGATTATCTAAATTATTTGTACATTTTTGCAAATATTTTTTATATTCACTATCATAGTTATCAACAATTGACATTATTTTATTATATCCATTTTCAGCTATTACCCTCGCTTCTTCTTGATGATTCAAATAATAATTGTATTTATCTATAATGTCATTTGGATTTTCACAAATTACCCAATCTTCACCATTTTTTAAATGATCATAAAAATATGTATGATGTTTTTGCGGTAATGACAAATGAAAAACTAATGATTTAAAATAAAATTTTTTCCAAATACTCCAAGAGTAATCAAAATTATATTTATGTTCAGTTGGCAAATCTAATATAAATTTATAATTAATATGTTCATCATAAGATATATTATTAATATTTGCATTTTGTCTTGTAAATAATTTTTTAAATCCATTTTCCCTAAGAAGATTAATGGTATTTATTCTAAAGTCAGAATTTAATGTTCCCATATATATAAGATCTTTAGACTTAGATTCCCAATTATGATTTATTTTATTTTTTGATAAAAAATAATTATGATATTTTTTGCCATCTATTAACATGAAATAATTTGGTATTGATATAATATTATCAGAATCTTTATCTAGTTTAGTTGAAACTCCAATTTTTATATTATTATTTTTTAATAAATTAAATGTTTCATTCGTAATCCAATCGCTTAAATCAATAGATGCAATTCTTTCTGATGTTAAAATAAGATAAAATCCATCGTCATCTGGCATAATATTTGGATTATCTAAAATATATTTAACTAATCTATGGGATGTCTTTGACCACCAATCTTTATTGTTATTTTTATTTATAAAATAAATTTTATTATTTTCTTTTTTAAGAAACAAAATTCTTTCTAATAAATCATTAATTTTAATCATTTGCTATAAATATTATAAAATATATTTGACAAATATCTATGTTTTATATATAATATATTATTATGAATAAAATTAAAACATTAGCATTAATTGCATTATTTTTTGCCTCTTTAGGCCTAGCTGATTCTGGAACTCAATCAGAATCTACTCCAGTAGCAGATGGTTTTCTGTCCGCTGGGGATCTTGTAATTGTTCGTCCTATCTCAACAGCAGCAACCATTGGTGCATTTGGAATTTTTGCAGTAGTAGCTCCATTTACTGAAATGGCTGGATGCACAGAAGAAACTTACGAAGGTTTAGTTGAAAGCGTTGGTAAGTTTAGTTTTGATCGTGATCTTGGTGACTTTAAAAAATAATGCAATGCATCAAGTTTATAATTGGAAATGCGGGCCAAATCAAGAAATTTATTCTCTTTCAATAAGAGATAAAATACGCACAGAAGAACCTAATTCACTTTTTTATTTTGAAAAAGTTCTAAATGAACTTAAAAAAAATAAAGATAATAATGTAATGGTGGAATTAGGGTGCGGTGAAGCAATCTATTCTGCTTTTTTTCGAGAATATCTTGGCGAAAAATCAAAAAATATTCTTGTAGAACCTGATTTTGATGGTAGTTGGAAATCATTTTTTGGTGCAAAATATTTCCTTGGAAGAGATAATGTATATTTTTATAATAAATTCGTTGGTAATCCAGTCAATGCACATTGGGGAGGATTAGAAAATTTAAATTTTTCAAAAGAAATTGGCTCGATATCATTAAACGAATTAATCAAAGATACTAATACAGAAAAAATTGATATCTTACATATGGATTTACAAGGCTCAGAGTATTATATTCTTAAAGATATTATTGAAAATCAGATAATAAAAAAAATAAATTATATTTTTATATATACGCACGAATTCAATGATGATATAAGTCTAAAAAGTATTAAATATGAAGATTATTTAAAACTATTAGAAAGTAGCAATTTTAATTATGAATTTATTTTTAAAGATTCATCTCTTAGAGAAAATGGAGATGGCGAAATTATTATTAGAATTCTTTAATACTATATTTGCTTACAGGATATTTTCAAATATAGCCATATTTGCTAACAGGAAAGCTTCAAATAAAAGATCGTATTTATGAACGAAAATATGCCAAATAAAGGGGCTGGGAAAGGAAGCAAGCCAAGAAATTGTTTCTCTAATAGGTTTAAGGAAAACTTTGATAGTATAAATTGGTCAGATGAAAGAGATAAGTCGTTGATTAAAAAAGAATTAAAAAACCATAATGGTTCATCTACATATATTTACAGATGACAGATCCAAAAAGAGTTTTGGAAAATCGTGCAAGTTCCTCATACATAGCAGAATACTCTGCTCCAAAAATTGAACTCGCAGATTTAGATAAGCTACAACAAGTTAGACATTTAAATCTAAATAAAAAAATAGAAACTCGTTTAGAAGAAATTAAGGCAGAATACAATGCGTTAGTTTCGTTGCACGAATGGAATAATTTTGTTGATAGTTTTGAGTGCAGAATAGAGTGCGTTATTGGTCAAGATTATTATTTGTATGAAACAGAAGAAGGCAGAAAATTTCTTTCTATTATTCATCCAGATGACTTTACAATTAAGTATAAGTATCACGGAGCAACAAGGTTAAATAGCTTTGGATTCTTTGAAAAAGTTTAATTGACAAGTTTGACAATTTATATTATATTTGAATGATGCGAAAAGGAGTTTGTTGTATTGTATTAAGTCTAACTGAACAAGATAATCCTATCAAGTTCAATACTATGACTTATGCTCGTTTCTCTGCTATGGATAGGAAAGAAGCTCTTTCTACCTTATCTTCTAGAATATTAAACAATATGATTGTCACATATCAATACATAAAGTATTGTGCAGACCATAATCATACTTATAGAATTTCTTCTGATTTATTTCCTCTTATTACTTATGACAAAGCAAATGTATCATTACAAGATTTGCCAGACTATGAGAGAATAGTAAATCAATTTAATAATATCAAAAACCTAGTTCAATCCAAGAACGCAAGAGTTTCTTGCCATCCTTCTGAATTTAATGTTCTTGCAAGTGATAACGAAAATGCAATCGCTAAAACAATCAAAGAATTAAATCACTATGGTTGGTTTATGACGCAAATCGGTTGTCCACTAAACTATGATGCACCTATGAATATGCACATACATAATTCCAAGGGCAATTTAAATGATATAGTTAAAAAGTTTATGAGCAACTTTCAAAGACTATCAGATGATGTTAAGTCTAGATTAGTAATAGAAAATGACGATAAAGATACTTGCTGGTCAGTTAAGAAACTTATGAAGCATTTTCATTCTGTTTCTAATATCCCCATTACCTTCGATTACCTTCATCACAAATGCCATCCAGATAATCTATCAGAAGAACAAGCATTTCACCTTGCACGAATTACTTGGAGCAATCATACTCCACTATTTCATTATTCAGAAAGCATTGATGGTCATAAGAATCCACGCAAACACGCAGACTACGCAAAGTCCTTGCCTAATACTTATGGTTATGATAATATAGATATTGATTTTGAATTAAAAATGAAAGAACAATCTTTTGCAAATTTATGACGCACAAGTTATATGAAATGTTTATAGTTATCCTTGGTGTAATTGCTAATATAGTGCTTATAATTAACGCAATACATCATTGGTAATATGAATGAGTCTCTTTTAAAAAGATATATCTTAAATTTTGATATAATTTATGGTTGGTTAGATTTTTCTGATATACAAGAATTTAAAGCATTAAATAGTATTCACCAACAAAATAATATAAAAGGAAATTTATTAGAAATTGGAGTTTATAATGGAAAAACATTTATACTTCTTTCTTTATTTTTGAAAGAAAACGAAAGAATAGTTGGAGTTGATTGTTTTCAAGATCAAAAAGTCAATATAAGTCAAAGTGCATCAATATGTAGCCAAAAACGAGTTGAGCGTAATATACAAAAAATTTATTTGCAAGAAAAAAAACATTTAAATTTTAAATTAATCAAATCCGATTCAAGATTTTTAAAACCCAAAGATTATCTTGATTTTGCTGATAATGAATTATCATATAGAATTATTCATATTGATGGTGGTCACGATGAGAATACTTGTAGTATTGATTTAAATAATTCTGCTAATATTTTATGTAAAAATGGATATATTATAATTGACGATTATCAAAATTTTAATAAAGATAAAAATTTAGATTTTTATCACGGAGAAGGAGTTACAAAAGCCGTAGATAAATTTCTATTAGAGAATAAAAATTTTAAAATAGTAAAAAAACTCAACAACAAATTAATAGTAATAAAGAATTGATATTATTAATAATAATATATAATATATAATATGGGTCTATTCAATTATATCAAAGCGTATCAAGCTCTACCTCTTAATGACGAATTAAGAACTTTAGATGTTTATTGGATTAAAGAGGAATTTCAAACAAAAGAACTAGAAGAAAATGCTATGGTCACTTACATTATCCGTAACGATAAATTATTTGAAGTAAAAATAACTGGTCGTTGGGAAGATAATCCAGATTATGTAAAAGATGGCAGTAAGTTTGGCGAATTTTTTAATAAAAATCTTTGGGTAGAAGATAGTAGAGAAGAAGTGTTTAGAAGTGATTATACTGGTTCATTTACTTTTGGTGCATATATTTCTGGAAAAAATAAAGAAAGTTATGATTACTTTCCAGATTGGAAATGTGTGATAGTAAATGGTGAAGTAAAAGAATTAAAATTAATTGAGCCAATTGAAAAAAGATTATCTAGGCAAAGAATAGAAGCAGAAGAAGCATTAAAAAAAGAAATAGACGATCACGAAAGAAAAATGAAATGTCCAGTTTATAGTTTTTATTTTATTTATTATGTTAAGACTATGAATCTTATTGAATGGAAACTAGATGCTCTAATAGGTAGTATTATACGATTATTAGATTGGCTACGATGGAAAGGATTAAGAGCAGTAATAAGATTTTTATCTCCAAGATAATTCTTCTATGAAGGAGAAAATTTTAATTATTTTAAATACGGAATATCATTCCGAAGTTGCACTATCGTTATATGGTTCACTTGAATTATTAAATTTTGATCCATATATATATCCAATATATTCAGAGAAGGATTACGGACTCATAGATTTATGTATTAAATATAAAATTAATTATATAAAACAATATAACTCTAACATAAAAAATGATTTTAAAAAAGCATTTTTAATTACTCCAATTACAGGAATACTAGATCAATACAATCAATCTAGTTTAGATGAACCTAAAAATTACAACCACCCTATAATTCAAGATTTCAAATCTAAAATCATATTGATAATGCACAAGCCAAGTAGAAATTTAAAATTTATGAAATACGCTTCTGATGTTTTATTTGAAAATCCAAAATTTATTGGTTTGTCTCCATTTTCTCAACAAATAAATTTAAATTACATTTTACTTTCAGAAAATCCAGTTGCAAATTATTTTCCAGTTAAAAATAAATTGACTGATAAAAATAAAATTAAATTTCTTATTATTGGAAGATTTCATTATGAAAATAGAGATATTATTTTATTAGAAAAAATTATAAAAAATAAATTTTTAACAAATAGAGATTACGACATAACTATTTTAGGTCAAGATTCTAATATATTAAAAATAAATGATGAAAAAATTATTATCAAATCTAATTTAACTGAAATTGATTTTTATAATGAATTATATAATTGCGATTTTATTATTAATTTATTACTAAAATCACATATTAGAGGATATTTTTCAGACTGCACAAGTTCAAACTTTAATCATATTTTTTCTTTTAAAAAACCAACAATAAACTGCAAATACTCTAATTTGATATATCCATTTCCATCATTAACTTATCTTTCTGATGCAGATTTTACTACGACAATAAGAAAAGCTGTAAATATAAAAGAAGAAGAATATACAGATATGGTTAATAATTTTGAAACAACTATTAATAATATTAGATTACATAATAAAAATGTAATCGAAGATTTAATTTATAAATAAATGATCTCTTGTATTACATCATTAATGGACAGAGAATACGCATTAGAAGAAATGCTTCCATCTTGGACAAAAGTAGATCAGATTAAAGATTTAGTAATTGTAGATTGGAATTCAAAAAAACCAATTATAGAAAATAAAATTGTAAAAGAACAGATGGAAAAATATAATAAAATAAAAATTATTCGAGTCGAAAATCAAAAGTATTTTAATCGTTGTCTTGCTTGGAATCTAGCTAATTCTTATACAAATTCAGATTATAAAATTTTATTAAAATTAGACATAGATTATGTTAATTTAAATGCGGATTGGATAAATACATTATCCTTGCAAGAAGATTTAAGTCTTGATAATTACTTTATAACTGGTGCTTTTAAATTTTATGAAAATTCACTAGGATTTCTTGTTGTAAATAAAAGAGATTTCGGTAAAGGATATAATGAAAACTTAAAAGCAATATGGGGATTTGAAGATCAAGATTTAAATAAAAGATTAACTAAAGCTGAACCTACATATACAAAAAAAAGTTATAATGAATGGAGAGGCGTAAAAGAGATTATATTTTTTAATATTAAAAACCATATACACCATATACCACATTCAAATGAAGCAAGAGTCATAAATCAAGAAAACGCTAATTTTATAATGAAAAATGGTGAAGTTACATCAGTAGATATAATGTTTAAAGAATCCAGAGCAAATGCTAAAATAGCTATCGAGAAACCAGATTGGGAATCCAGAAAATATAAAATTATAAGCGAAGCAAAAAATTATATTAGATTAGAACTTATATGAAAGAAAAAATTTTAATTATAAATAATACAGATTACCATACAGAAGTTGTTTTAGCTTTTTATGGAATACTAGAGTCCAATAACTTTGACCCTTATATTTATTCTATTCATAATAATTATAATTTATTAAATTTACTTCAAAAATATAACTTGAATTATATAAAAGAATATAATCCAGATCATAAAAATAATTTTAAGAAAGCATTTTTAATTACTCCAATAAACGCCTATAAAGATAAACCTAATCAAATACAAGAATCTAAATCTACTCCTAATTACGACAATAAAATTATACAAGATTTCAAATCTAAAATGATTCTTTCTATACATAAACCATCTCATATAACTAATTTTGATTGCTTAAAAAAAGATTTCATTAATCCTACTTTAATAGGTTTAAGCCCTATGGCTCAAACATTCGGTTTAGATTATTTATTTCCACTAGATAATCCATTATCAAAAATCTTACCACAAAAAATAAAATTAAATGAAAAAATAAAGATTTTATTAATCGGAAGATTTAATTCTAAATTTAGGGATCTTTCTAATCTTATATCCCTAGTAAAAACCCAAATAAATTCTCAAAGAGATTTTGAAATAAATATAATAGGCCAATATGCAAACAATATAGATTCTAGTTTAAAAAATGTTAGTTATATTAATATAAAACCAGACTTGATTGAAATTGATTTTTATAATGAGATCAATAATTCAGATTACATTTTAAATCTTTTAGTTAATAATCCAACCAAAGGTTATTATTATGATGTTATAAGTTCAAATTATAATCATATTTTTTCATTTAAAAAACCACAAATATGTTGTAATCTTTCTAATTTAATTTCTCCAAGTCCATCTATGATTTATCTTAATGGAAATTTTTCAGATTTTCATAAAGTTTTTGAAGATGCAATTAATATTTCATCTGATAAATACAAACAAATGATAAAAAATTTTGATATTCCCATATCAAATATAAAAAATCACAATACAATGACTTTAAATAAAATAATTTAATATGATCTCTTGCATAATATCCGTAATGAATAGAACAAAGCAGTTAGAACAAACGCTTCCAACTTGGACTAATATTCCAGAGATTAAAGATTTTGTTATAATTGATTGGAGTTCTAAAGAACCGATTATAGAAAATCCTATTATTAAAAACGAAACTTATAAAAATAAAAATATTAAAATAATTCGAGTGGAAAATGAAAAATTTTTCTATCGTTGTCTTGCTTGGAATTTAGCAAGCAAATATATAAATAACGAAATTATACTAAAACTAGATGCAGATTCTTCAAATATTGATTCAAGCTGGATTAATTATTTAAATTTAATTAAACTTGACGAATCAAAAGATTCTCCGTATATCTTAAACAAATATTTTTTATCTGGAAGTAATTTGTTTTCTAAAGATTCTTCTGGATTTCTTTTGGTAAATAAAAAAGATTTTGAAAATGTGAAAGGCTACAATGAAAATTTTGAAGCAGTTTGGGGATATGATGATATTGATTTGAATTTAAGATTAGATCGTTATTTAGTTTCTAAATTTAAAAGACCTCAAATTTCTGAATGGACAGATTCAAGAAAAATAGTTTTCTTTAATATACAAAAATATATTTCTAATATTAATACATCAGATGAAGAAAGAGTAGCGAATTTAAAAGGAAACTATAAAATATCAAATAATTCCATAAAAGAAGATATATTCAGAAAAGCGTCAATTAATGATTTTATAGCAAAAAATAAAACTATATGGACTCCGCAAAAATATGATATAATATATAAATCAGATAACTATTTTACCTTAAAAAGAATTATATGATTTCTTGTATTTTAGCATTAAAAAATAGAACAGACAGATTGGAACAAATGCTTCCAACTTGGACAAAAATTCCTCTTATAAAAGATTTTGTAATAGTAGATTGGGATTCTAGACAACCAATCATAAATAATAAAGTTTTAATAAAACAAATGCAAGAATATAATATAAAAGTTATAAGAGTAGAAAATCAAAAATATTATTATAGATGTTTAGCTCTTAATTTAGCATCCCAATACACAGACCCAAGCAATAAAGTTTTACTTAAATTAGATGTAGATTATATAAATTTAAATGAATCTTGGTTAAAATATCAAAATATTAATAATGGAGAATTAGTTAATTATTTTATTACTGGATGTGCTTCTTTTTATCTTGGCTCAATGGGATTTCTTTTGGTTAATAAAAAAGATTTTGGTAAGGGTTACAATGAGAATTTAATGCCAATTTGGGGATATGAAGATGAAGATTTATATAATAGATTACTAGCAAAAAAAATTGAAGTAAAAAACTGGTGGCAAGAATTTAAATCTCTACAAAGAATAATATTCTTTGATATAAAAAGATATATGTATCATATTAATCACGATGATTATTTAAGATATATCCATTGTTTAGATCAAAAGAATATGGACTTTAGGCGAAATATTCAAATTGCTCAAGAGAAACCAGATTGGCAACCTAGACAATATAAAACTCTTGACATATCAAATAATTATATTAGACTTGAACTTATATGAAATATAATATTCCAATCCAAAAATCAGAAGATGGACATTTATATCTAGAATTTCCAGATAAATTGATGAAAAAAATGGGATGGGAAATCGGAGATACTATTGATTGGCATTATAATAAAGATGGAAGTTTTTCTTTAATCAAAGTCGCAAAACCTTCTAAATCAAAAAGAAACAAAATTTGACGAATCTATTAGTCCAGCATATACTAGAAGTATGAAGTTACCTACAATTTATAAAAAGACTAAAACTGGCAAAGTCCAAGAATGGACTATCGAAGTTAAAGGAAATCAATACCGCACAATTTCTGGTCAAACAGATGGTGAAAAGATTACTAATGAATGGACAGATTGTGATATTAAAAATGCTGGTAGAGCAAATGCTACTACTCCAGAAGAACAAGCGATCAAAGAAGCAGAAGCAAAACGCAAGAAGAAATTAGAATCTGGTTACTTTGAAAAGATTGAAGATATTAACAAGGTTCAATATTTTGAGCCAATGCTTGCACAAAAGTATGAAGATCACGAAATTAAATATCCAGTTTATAGCCAACCTAAACTTGATGGTATTCGTTGTATTGTAACAAAAGATGGAATGTTTAGCAGAAACGGCAAGAAGATCATCTCTGCTCCTCATATTCGTCAGAATCTAGATTTATTTTTTAAAGATTATCCCAATGCAATTCTTGATGGTGAACTATATTGTGATAAGTTTGCAAATGATTTTAATAAGATTTGTTCTCTTGTAAAAAGAACTAAACCTAGTGATAAAGAATTAGAAGAAAGTGCAGATAGTATTCAGTATTGGGTTTATGATGCACCTAGAATTGGAATGTTAAATGAAAAAGATTCATTTTATGAAAGATATGAATTAATTTCTAATGCTCTTACAAAAAGAAAATATACAAGTATTATTGTTGTAACTACTCTTAAGGTGAACAAAGAAGAAGAACTTACTCAAGCATACGAAATGTATATGGAACACGGATATGAAGGTCAAATGGTTAGGTTAAATAAAAATTATGAAAATAAAAGAAGCAAATATCTTTTGAAAAGAAAAGAATTTATGGATGCAGAGTTTGAAATCAAAGGAATTAAAGAAGGCGAAGGAAACCGCAAAGGAACTGCTGGTTATATGGAATTTACAAATGCACAAGGCAGATACTTTAAAAGTAATATTAAAGGTGATTTTGAATATTTAACTAAACTTCTTAAAGATAAAAACAAGATCATCGGCAAGAAAGCTACCATAAAATTCTTTAATTATACACCAGATGAAGTCCCAAGGTTTCCTTATGTGATTGCTATTGACAGAGATAGCTACGAATAAAATTATATTTGACATCATTTTAAATTTAATTTAAATTCAATATATGAAATTAATCGAAAAACCAATCAATGTAGTCGAGTCCGATAGTTTTGAGTCCGTAAGTTTTGGAATCAAGCAATCTGGACTTCCTTATATCTTTAACATCCTTCGCAATCAGTTGTATTCCAATAAGCCTCTCGCAGTTTTGCGTGAGATTACTTGTAATGCACAAGACGCTAACATCGAAGCAAAGAGCAAGCGTCCGATTGAGATTAAACTCCCTACAAAGCTAGACCCTACTTTAACTATCAGAGATTTTGGTAATGGTCTTTCTGCTGATGACATTAAGAATCTTTATTGCTACTATGGTGAATCTACCAAACGCAATAGTAATTCTGCTATTGGATATTATGGCATTGGAAAATTCGCACCATTCAGTTATGGTGATAACTTTGTTTTGATTTCTTATCACGATGGTAAGAAAACTACTTACAATGCTTTTATTGATGAAACTAAAATTGGTAAGATCGTTAAGCTCAAGGAAGAAAAATCTTCCGAGCCTACTGGCGTTTTAATTTCTGTGCCAATCAAAGAAGAAGATACTGAAACATTCTTGTCTACTGCACAAGAATTGTTTAAATATTTTAAGAACAAGCCAATTATCAAAGGTGCAAGAAAAGAAGATTTGTCAGAAATCTATGATCGCACACCAGTATTTAAAGGTAATGGTTGGGCTTACTATAATAGCTCTAGCTATGGTAAAGAATCTGTTGCTATTATGGGAGTTGGTTATCCTATCGAAACTAGCGATGTGCAATTTAAAGAAGATTCTGATGAGCAAAGTATTTGTAGCCAAGGATTTGAAGTTGAGTTTGAGCTTGGCGAACTAGATATTACTGCAAGCCGTGAGAATCTAGAGTATACAGAAAAGACTAGGAAAGCTATCAGAGAAAAGTTTCGCAAGATTAAGAAGGAGATGGCAGAGTGTATCTCTCAACAATTCAAAGACTCTACAAACAT